CGCACAGTGGATCCTAGGCATAGTGTCTAACACTTTCACTGAGCAACTCTATTCTAGATCAAAATCACCAGAACTTCTGGCATGGCACACTCCAAGGAGGTTCCAAGCTTTAGATGGACTCAGTCCTTAAGGAGAGGTTTGAGCCAATTCACTCAGACTGTCAAGTCAGATGTTTTGAAGGACGCCAAGCTAATTGCTGACAGCATCGACTTCAACCAAGTGGCACAGGTGCAGCGGGCACTCAGAAAGACTAAAAAGGGGGAAGAAGACCTCAATAAGTTGAGGGACCTGAATAAAGAGGTTGACAGACTCATGTCCATGAGGAGTGTTCAACGAAACACAGTTTTCAAGGTGGGAGATCTGGGGAGGGATGAACTGATGGAGTTGGCGTCTGACCTTGAGAAATTAAAAAACAAGATAAGAAGAGCAGAGACAGGCTCTCAGGGGGTTTACATGGGTAACTTGTCCCAGTCACAACTTGCTAAAAGATCAGAGATATTGAGAACACTGGGATTTCAACAGCAAGGGACTGGGGGAAATGGTGTGGTGAGGATATGGGATGTTAAAGACCCTTCAAAGCTAAACAATCAGTTTGGCTCTGTTCCTGCATTGACAATTGCATGCATGACTGTTCAAGGAGGTGAGACAATGAACAGTGTCATACAAGCTTTAACCTCACTTGGGCTTCTATACACTGTGAAGTATCCAAACTTAAGTGACCTTGACAGACTGACTCAGGAACATGACTGCCTTCAGATTGTGACTAAAGATGAAAGCTCCATCAATATTTCTGGTTACAACTTCAGTCTTTCAGCTGCAGTAAAGGCTGGAGCATCTATTCTTGATGGTGGAAACATGTTGGAAACAATCAGAGTCACCCCAGAAAACTTCTCTTCCCTCATAAAATCAACCATTCAGGTTAAACGAAGAGAAGGCATGTTTATTGATGAGAAACCAGGCAATAGAAATCCTTATGAAAACCTTTTGTACAAACTTTGTCTTTCTGGCGATGGTTGGCCTTATATTGGTTCTAGATCACAAATCACAGGCAGGTCATGGGACAACACAAGTATTGATCTGACAAGGAAACCAGTTGCTGGTCCTAGACAGCCGGAAAAAAACGGTCAGAATTTGAGATTGGCTAACTTGACAGAGATACAAGAAGCTGTCATCAGAGAGGCAGTGGGGAAACTCGACCCCACCAACACCCTTTGGCTCGACATTGAAGGACCAGCCACTGACCCTGTTGAGATGGCATTATTCCAACCTGCAGGTAAGCAGTACATTCACTGCTTCAGAAAACCACATGATGAGAAAGGGTTTAAAAATGGTAGCAGACACTCTCACGGCATCTTAATGAAGGACATAGAAGATGCAATGCCAGGAGTTCTTAGTTACGTGATCGGCTTGCTGCCTCCAGACATGGTTGTGACTACTCAAGGATCCGATGACATCAGGAAGTTGTTTGACCTCCATGGAAGAAGAGATCTTAAACTGGTTGATGTTAAGCTCACATCTGAACAAGCCAGGCAGTTTGATCAACAGGTCTGGGAGAAATATGGTCACTTATGCAAATATCACAATGGAGTGGTTGTCAATAAGAAAAAGAGGGAAAAGGATACTCCCTTCAAGTTGGCCTCCAGTGAACCACACTGTGCTCTGCTAGACTGCATAATGTTTCAGTCAGTGCTAGATGGGAAGCTCTATGAGGAGGAACCTACACCTCTATTACCACCGAGCTTGCTGTTCCTCCCGAAGGCAGCCTATGCACTGTAAGCAGTGCCTCCCCAGTCCGCGGCCAGGCCGCGGACTGGGGGGCCACACCAGCCCGGGCAGTGCCCGGGCTGGTGGGGACCCTCAGGAGGTCTTAGTGTCCTCTACGCCAAACTGTTGGTTTCTTTAGATTGGGGTACTTACCACATCTGCAACCACCCAAGCTGTTCAACCTGTGTGGCAAAGGGCATGCTTCGCCCCTGATGTGTCTGTGGGTGGGTATACCCACCAAGTGAAGGAAGAGTGACGCTGTGAAGAATACTGTGCTCCAAAAACAGATGTCAACTAAAGTCAAAGGAGTTTTACCCTGCCTGTCCGAATACTCTTTGCTTAGCATTTCAGAAATTAAGAAGTCACTTTCTAATATCCAGTCATTACGGAAGTCAGAGATGTTCAAATAGCTGTTGTTTTTTATTAACCAGCACCTTGGTAATGAGTGTTGTCCTGAAAGTGTGTGGTTGACATACCAAAATTTTGTGTAATTGCAGTAAGGGACACTCATCAGTTCCCTAATTTTGTTTTTCATCAATAAATTGTCAGATATCAGGGCATTGATTGTCTGCCCCATCAGATTTACTTGTTTCTTAGTTTCATCATTTAGGGTTTTGATAGCATTTTTGTTGTAATCAAAAAGCCTCAACATGTCACAGAATTCAGAGTCATGATTCAAATTGCATTTTGCTACAGCAGTATTGCCAAAACACTTCATTTTGGCTGCTACGAGCATCCACTCTTCTAGACAATAGCCTCCAGGGGTATCCTTGCCGGATGAGTCTGTCAAAGACCAGGAGAAGAATGCTTTCAAGGACCTCCTTGGAAGTTGAATGTTTTTACCTCTTGTAAGGAAGTGTAATGTGTTAACGTGGTCGAGTGGACATTGGAGAGGCCAACTGGTAGGTTGTGCCTTCATTAAGCACAGTTTGCCATTCGGGCAAGAGTCAGGATATTCTCTATATAAATGATGCATGCCAGTCTTAAACTTCTTAGCATAATTTTCATTAACACCAGTCTTGGAGGTGTTGACTTGAAAGATGAAGCCTTCTGTCTTTGTACGGTTCCTACACAGAAATGGTGGGTCTAGATGCCAATCATGTCCCACAGCATTCATGAACCACTGAGACAACCAAATTTGATCATCACTTTTGGAACACCAGCTCATATCTGCTGGATGTTGTATTATAACATCATACTGTGGCAACAATACTGCAATATCATCAAAGCTGATCTGAAATGAAGCATTGCCCCCCTTAATGTAAAGATGGCTCTTGTTTAAGGTACACAACAAAGGTAGGTCATGTGGATTGTTGGAAAAGAGACCCACCATTGAGAAGGACACAGTCTGGAACTCAGTGTGCAGTCCGATTTTGAAAGCTTCTTCTGTGCAGGATCTTCCTGCAAGCGCTAGGAATACAAAGAATTGGAATAAACCACTTTTGTACAAGTTCACTATACCCTTAATGATGGCAATGAGACTGACTGCAACAAGAGCAATGTTCAGAGCCTCCTGCAAAAAGGTTGGTATTTCTTGCATGAAGCTAATGAACTGCCCCATTGTGCAATGGATGTTTTTGATGTTGTCCAAACAGAAAACAGTTACAATTATAGCGTAACCAAAATCGCCTAGGATCCACTGTGCGC